AGGGACGCCGCCCATGTGGTAAACCACATCTCCAAAAGTCGTCATTTCGTACTCCTTGCCCCATCGCTAAACGCATCACTACGAATCGGACGCAGCATGGGGATATGTTTATAAAGTGGGTATCAGCCCGATTGCGATACCCACTTTATGTTGTTAGTTATGCACCTGGTGAACCGAAGATGCCGCGCTTATCCGTACATCCCCAACTCGCCCGGAAGGTTGCCTTGAAGCGGGCGTTCTCCGTGTCGAAGTCGTTCTCGGTCCCAAATGCAGGAGCGCGTCTTTCAAAATGCTTCATGCCATCAGGACAGTCAGTCTTAATGAAGAACGCATCCGTGTCAGTCAGGTAATGATTAACCGCGATGGTCGGAATCATGCCCAATTTCTTGAGCGCATTCAGGTCATTATCTGCGGTTCCAGACTGTTTTTCGGACATAAGGATGCGCTGCGCTTCGAACACGAGTTCCTTCGGGATAATGAGCACCATCGGACGGACCGCAATTTTTAGGCCACGGTCATTTGTCATCCCGGCGATGTCGATGCAGCACTGCTCCAACGAAGCTTCGCTCATATCGGCAGCAGTCGCCAACTCGTTTCGCCATGTCCCACCGCTTTTGTTGAGATGCGCGGTTGAACACAACTCCAAGCCGTCACCATAGGTGTAACTTGAGTTGAATGCACGATTCAAAACGTTGGCAGCAACGGTTTCTGCTGTTTGACGAATACTGAAAGCCAATGCCCCGGCCCGACGCAACGCTACCGTAGCAGCAATGCCGTCCTCGTACATTTCGCGTGTAATAATAAATCCCAACCCGTAGGTGACGTGGGTGTATCTGTCAATGAAGCCCTGCTCTGCGGTATCGTAGGTGATGGCGCCACCCTCAGTCTTTACGGGTGCAAGGCCGAACATCGCAGCTCCAACGTCTTCCTCAAAAGCCTGGGTTGATGTGTACTTGTCAAAGATATCCAGGTGTTCTACAGGGTATTCGGCATATTTCATACCATACCATGCATTGACACCCGGCTGAAGATCCTTTGAAAAAGATCCAGTCGTAATAGTAGCCATTGTTTATACCTCCATGGGTGTCAATTATGTTGACCGGAACGTATTGCCAGAGGCAATAGCGTTTTCGATGTGTTGATGAATAACAACTTCCCAGTGCGCGTATGTCCCAATCACGTTATCCGGTCGGTTGACAAGGCGAACAATCCGCAACGGCAGCAAGGCCGCGTTGGTTGCCTGAATCTTGCCTTGGTCAATTGCACAGCATGAACGTCCGGTCGTCGCATTTCCATCTGTGTTTCCGGTTGAGGAAATATATTGGCCAATCTGGACAGCGGTGATGGCGGTCCCGCCATTGTCGCTGACTTCAAATACAACTGATCGGTCAGTAATTACGCCAATATACATGCCGGTTGAAGCCGGGCAGTAGTTTGCAGCGTTCAGATTGGAAACACGAGCGGCCAGTTGGGGGGTTTCCCCGAACGACCATGCAACTCCGAGGATTGCCGTAATCGAATCGTCGGCACAGGGGATGATTTGCTGATAAATCCCAAGCGGATCACCCGAAGCAGCCAAGCCAGCCCCGCTCTCTACCAACGCACCCTTGTAAATCGCGGAAGCGTTTGCGGTGGAATGGTAATAGATTTCCAAGGCACCATTCCAAGGAGAGCCGTCTACATGGCGAATCGGGACTAATCCGTTGAATCGTCTTGAATTAGCCATTTCGTTTGCTCCGTCATAAGTTAGTATTCTGGCCTGTCACTGATCTTAATAGACCCGTAACGGCCTTGTTTTTTTTCTTCCAAGAACAAATCGGCTTCGCCCTGACGGATTCTTGCAGCTTTTGCCTCCTGGTCTTCTTCGTAAAACTTCTTTTTTATCCTCATCAAATAAGCCGTCTTTTCTTTTCCGACAGTTTTTGAAACCAAACTACCAAGCTGCCTTTCTGTCGCAGCATCAGGGTCTCCTACCTGCATACCACATCGTTTTTCAACGACCTCCCATCCGGCATCCCTGAACCTTCTGATCCTGTCTCCTTCATCATTGACAATCCTATAAACATAGTTGGGGTCTTTATCGTCTGGATGAATGGATAAGACATTGCGCGTACCAATCGGGATGCGCTTTCTAGGTGCCTCATATGGTTTGCCCTCAAGAACGTAGCCGCCGTCTACCTTAACCACATTGTAATCAAGTCCTTCTTTTCCCATTCTCGTTCTCTTTGATTTTGCAGCTTCTGCGGTCGCAAACGGAGTTCCGTCATCCTTTAAAATCATGTCACTCATAACATTCTCCTATCTTATTATTTAGATTCAGCCACAAGCTGAACTTCTGCAATGTATTGGTCCTTGGTCATAACACCGCGTTTCTCGTAAAAATCAGCCAAGTCCTGCTGGTCTCGCGTCAAGTCATTGTAGGTCCACTTTCTTTTTGTACTGGTTTGACGCTTTGCGCTGCTCTCAACATCAGCAGCCGCTGGTCTGCGCTGATGTGTTTCAAAAACAGGCTCGTTTTGACCGAACTTTTGTGGAAACATTTTTTTAACAATGCCTTCGATACGCTTCAATGTAGCCGGATAATTCTGTTGAGCCATTGCTTTATATTCGGGCTGGTTCCCCAGCATATCCGCGTAGGCACGAAGTTCGTTGTCTGATTCATACCATTCATTGTCTTCAACCCACTCGACAAACCTTGGATCGAGTGTATTCCCGCCTTCTGGAAGCTTATCGGGAATCTTGTTGATTTCATTGATGCGATCATCAATTTCCTGAACATAGGTCGAGTCGCCCTGCTCTACAGCATCTTTACGTTGCCGCTTTAATTCAGCGACTTCGCGCTTTAACTGCGAAACCTGAGCCTGATAAACTGCCTTGTTGTGTTCGGTTAGGTTATCAAGTGCGTTTTTAAGTTCAACGATTTCGCGAGATTGCTTTTTAATGTGCTTGGATGCCGTATTTTGTATCTCGCGAGATTTTAAAATGAATTCTTCCGCTGAAAGCCGTTGTCTGCCATCGCTTTCGTCATGATTCGGATTCCAGCCCATCTTTCTTGCAAGTTCTGAAATCGGGTCTTCTGCCTTGTGTTCTTGCTTTTCATCTTGCTTTTTTTCAACAACAACTTCTTCTTCGACAACTTCTTTGTCTTCTACTTTTTTCTCATCGACTTTATCTGTCATAATCCTTCTCCTTATTCTCGAAATAAAAAACCCGGCAAGGTGACTAACACCAAGCCGGGTCTAAATGATCCTCGTGTTGGTTTTATGCAGTATATATACTGCTTAAAACTTATTTATCTATTTTTAATGAAATACCTTCGATAACTATGAATTTTGTGTTTTTTGATCCTGTTCGTTTTTCGGTTATTTGCAAATCTATGCGGCATTCACAATCTCGTTCATATTCCCCACAAAGAGATTCAAGCCGTTTAACAAATTGCCGCGCTTCAGTTTCAGTCATATATACCTACGCAACCCCTGATAAAATCCAATCCTATCCATAAACCTATTCTCTCCAGCATAAAAATTTGGACTGTAAATCGGCTGAATGGACTGAAAGTAATAAAGTGGATTAGTCGCCAATTGCGACCCCTCCTGATGTTCTGGTATGATATCGCTCAACCCGCTCAAAACAACATGAATAGTGCGCTCATATCTATCCTGCTCATTTAAAAACAGGTCGTCTATATGAACATCGGCATCTAAATTTAATACTTCGTGTAGTTTTTCAAACGATATTTTTGTTGCACCCAGTCTCATTTCACTTCTCTGTCTATAACCGTTCGTTCTACTATTTTATAATCAGCATAATTCCTAATAGTCATTCCAAACTCATTCACGTTAGAACAGTTCTCACGGGCTTCTTCTATTGTATTATATTGTTTAAGTGCGGTCCATATTATATCTGATTTTTCAAATGGTTTAAAACCAGCTAATACTACATAATATTTTTTCATTCTACCATCGGCTTCCTGCTATCAGGCATCGGTTCTTTTTCTTGCTCGTCTATGCAGCAGACTATATCCACATCTTGCAAGATTCGGTATTCGTCCCTGCTGCCTTCGTATCGAAACATTGCGCCAGCATACTTGACAAACATACACCTGTCTCCAGGTTTTGCGGCACGCTTTGTAACGCCGGTTCCATCGCCTTCCTCACAAACATAGATTTCTGCGGAAGGACCAATTGAAACAATATGCCCTCGCGTAATCGCGTGTTGCTGCTTTTCCCTCACGGTTTCTGGAATATGCAGACCACCGCTTGTCATTTCTTCGGCTGTGTCTGGCTTGACTAAAACCTTTGTGCCTGTTGGGTAAATCATCATTCCTCCTCGTGCCGCATCATTATCAACGACCTCAAACCTCGTATCCTGTGAACCAACGCCGTTGTCTGTAGCGCTGTTTTCTCAACAGATTCGGCGTCTATTGTCCCGCCAATAACTAAAAAATCTACAAGTTGGGCCTCTTCTTCTTTCAGTATTTCAAAAATATGCTGTGTTTCAGGTAAAGACCGCCAATACTCAAACTGTTCCTTTGATATTTCCATTTATTGTGCTTATTCCTTTTCGGGTTGCGGCTGTTCCCTTTTCTGGGACAGTTGACCAATCAAGCCCATATACGCTTTTTGATTGTCGGCCAGGTATTTCAACTCGTTCTTATAAAGTTCCAACTGATTCCCGGCCTCCTGGGCCTCGGCTTCAGCAAGAGCTTTTATGGAATCTGCCCAATACTTCATGATTTTACCGTTCTTTTCACGCTCCTCCGACATCTGCCGCCTTGCTTCAATTTCAAGGCGCATGGATTCAAGTTTTAGCTTTTCCTGTTCTATGATCAGACGCGGATCTGGAGGTGGATTCGTTCCTTGCGGGGGGATTAATTCGTTGATGTCTGGTATCTGTAGGGACTCAAGGTAGCGCCGGTTGATAGCATCGTCATCAAACCCTTGTCCACGCAACGCCATCAGCGCTTCAGCCTTTATGGTGCGTTGCGTATCTGAAACATCAGCAGAGCCGCTTACGGGTATAATGTCCATTCCAATGTCGCCGTAGTCATCTCTTACGGTCGCTGCTAATCGGATTGGCACCTGCCTCCCATCAGGTGCGGTTACAAGCTTAGTATAATCTATTATACGGTTATATTCTTCATCTGTCAAAAACAAAGTGTTAAGACGCCGTAATTTTTTAAACTCCGACTTCAACGAGCGATAAACACGCTTGTAAATCCCTGTAAAAACCTTTAGCCCCTGCTCGATTAAAGCAAGGGTCGTCGTTGCTGGCTGGTTAGCCGTTGGTTGTTCGCCAGAAAGAACTTCGGCTTGGCTTGCAAGTTCTTTCGTCCCTTCCAGCATCAGTGCCAATAGCTGAAACAAAACATTGGATGGCTCTCTAATCGGGAGTGCCAAAATCTGCTTCCTGATATCATCGCCAAGAAACGGTATCTGCTTCCATTCTCCCTGTTGGAAGCTCAATTCCTTAAATCCGCCGCCTTTTGTCAGCTTAATACCCGGTCCTAAGAACCCTCCCTGGCAGTTCGCAAGGCGACCGGCATCTAAAATCTGGTTGAAAATCGTGTTGATAATATTCACAGGGGCAAATAACAACGAACCAAAACCCATGCGGTAGAATCCGCCGTCAAAAGCTGGCAAAAAGGTGAACTGTGTAAAATATTGTACTGGAATTATCCGCAGCAAGTTCCCGTTTCGGTCGATTAAGACGCCCTCGGGATCATAGCGCGGAATTATTCTTACAACCTGACTCGATTCTCGTTCAATGGTCACAACATATGGCTCATCATAACCATCTCCGTCCAAATCCCAGTAACGATGCTGCTCCAAAAACGTAAACGGTAAATCTTTGTCGCCATGATCGTCGGTATCTGGATTTTTTCGACCAGCCGTCATTTTATCAAGGTCAATTTCAAGAAACGCACCAGAATTCATGCGTTCAACAATATCGTTCATGTAAAGTTCTATGACATGCGTTACTCGACGGGCTTTTGCCAAAATATTGTAGTTTACAACCAAATCTTGTGCAAACACGAGTTCGGAAACATTTTTCTTCTCAACCGGGTCATAAAACGTCTTTTTGAATGCAGTTCCAACCAAAGAAAGTGAGATTAACAACTGGTCCATCTCGTCTTCCCAACCATCCATCTGATTGAGAATCTGGTAGCTCATGTGTTGAGAAACCCGTTTGCCCTTTCCAGCCTTCTGCCCGTCAACATCTGAGCCTATAACTTGGCATTTCACCACGTTAGACCCCATTACAATGTTCGGGTAAGCCCTGGCATGAAACTGAATTGCGGCAGTGGCTAAAATCGGGTACTTTACGTTTGACGCTGGATGACCACCAATCAGTTTTTTATCGGATGTCTGCTTCGCAAGTTCAAAAATGTCTTCAAGCTGCTTTTCCCAATCCTCACGGCTGCGCTTGTCAATGTCATATTCGTTGTAAACTCGTGTTCCGATGTCAGCAAGAACTTCATCATCGAAATCACCAGCAATATTGTTGCGCCTAACTCCACGTTCATCAAACAGGAAATCGTTTAACGTCTTGAAGGCTTGCGAATTAATAAGCTTTTGGTATTCTTCGTTATTCATTTCAATATCCGGTCACAGAATTAACGGCTCTCTGATCAAAAACGGTTTCGTCTTCGTCGTATTCGTCCTCGGGTTCAACATATTTGGTGTTCAGGAGCAAAAGACGGTATAGGTTTTCCATCATGTGATCGTCCAAGTCCTGAATTTTACCATCTTTATACATATAGCCTTCGAATTCAAAGATCGTCCTGACCAAATCACTAAAAAACCAAATGGAAGGTTCGCGATTCGGCCCTAAAAGATGGTTTTTGACCTCCAAAATCCCGCTTGTCTTGTCCTTTGAAGCCACCATAAGCGGAATTCCGTGTCTCCACAGCTTGCGTTGTACCTTTCTAAATGTCGTATTCTCGTCGTTTTGGTCGTCACCCTTTGACAATGGATCTATTATAACACGTCCGACACGGTAATTGCTACGATTTATTCGCCTCAACACCTCGTCAGCTATGTAGTCGCCGTCACCGTTCTCCCAAATCTCGTCTACACCATATCTTTCGTTCTTCTGATTCGTGGCGATAAATAAAACCGCCTGTTTTTCTCTTGGATGGATGTCAAAACCGATATCTACAATCCAATTGGAAGGCACGTCAAACCGTTCTACCAAATTACCCTTGGGCTTAAATGCCCTTGAAAACTCTGGATAGACAAGACCGCTTAGATAGCTCGGTTTCCCATGAATACGGGCTTCAATTTCTTCGGGTTTTAACGTCTTTTTGTATTGCTCAACGCCTTCTTCTGTAATTCCATAACCAACATTGACATAAATATCGCCATCTACCGCAAAAACAGTCTTGTCGGGTCGCCCTTTTTCATCAACAGCCTTGACAACCTCGCGGTCAACCCAAGCTTCTTTCAACAACGTCATAGTAAAAAGCTCGCGTCCAAGCCTGTCAATCAAACCACGAGCATTTGCAACCCTCACATCGCGCTTAGGCGGTTCGTCATATCCAACCAAGTCTCCATACCAGCCTTCATGAAGATCTGAATCTTGTAGGTTGGACATGATTTCAAGCGTTGACCCCGTTGCTTCATCTTCCCACCAATATTCGACCCCGTTATTGTTCTTTTTTGTCGATAACCTCCGCTTTTTAGGCCACCACTTTTTTAGCTCGGGAACCAAAACCGCCTTGATATGTTTTTCCCAATCCTGCCCCACAATACGAACTTTGCGTGGCTTGTTGTGCGAAAAATGAATTTTACGGTCATTCCACAACCATTTTCCAAACATCACCGAATAGGCGATAACCGTCAAAATTGTTGTTTTGCCGGTTCGATTGGCGCCGCTATATACAAACACCTTATAGACCGGGTTATCCCAAGCCTCCAAAAGCTCCGCCTGCAATGGATTAGCAGGCATACCGTATTCATCTTTGGGCTTATTAAAGAACTCAAGCAGATTGGCAGACCTGTAATCATTGAACTGCTGAAGCGTTTTCAACCGCTCTTGCTTCAACTCAGTCATGCGGGCTTCTATCTGCTTTTTACGTGCTTCAGTCGGCATTCTTTTTTTAGGTCCGGGGGCCGCGAGGTAGCCCCCGGGACCAAGGAGGAGTATATGGCGAAGCCGGACGGAAAGGGGGACCGCCCGGATAAGCCCTGTGTTAAACTAACGTTTTTTACCGCGTTTGGAACGCTTTTTCCCAGTTGGTTTCCAGCCATGGTCAACCGCATTCAAAAGCCGGATTTGAGCATCGGCATTCTTTTTTGTCATGTTTCGGCCCTTAACACCATTTGGTGTTCGTACCGTGTATTTACCGTTCTTTTGTTTTCGCTTCGTTGCTGGCATTTTTTCTCCGACTATAAAGGAAGGTTTTTAACCTCCCCTTTGTCAACTTCGTTTAAATCGCTAAAAAATATAGGTTCGTCAACAGCAATATCACGGGTGCTCGTTTTGCCAACGATCTCATCCATCCAGTACGGGTCTAATCCCGTACATGGAGACTTCAGCGCCAACATGCCCCTCAAAATCTTGTCGTTTGCTCTAATCGGAACAGCTGCGACAATGCTTTTCCCCATCTTGCCAATCGGCGCAATTTCGCTGTCGTACATCCGCTTTATACCATCGCCCAGCGCGATCTTCGCACGCCGCAAATCACGAACCATCTTCGTAAATCCAGGAGGTTCTAAAGAAAAAGCATGGTCCGTACCCTTCATCGTGTGGTTTAGCGTGAAATGCTTTTCAATTACCCTGGAACCAAGCATGTACGCAATTACCGGCATTAAAATCCCGTTGTCGTGAGATGATAGCCCGATTACGTTGTGTTCGTAAATCTTGCGGTAGGTTTCGATAACCCGCAAGTTCATTTCTTCGGCCAGCGGTGGATATGCCGCCGTACACTGGAGAATGCACAGTTTGTCGTTAAACGGCATAATGGCGTTGACAGCCCGGTCAACATCCACAATATCACCGCCACCAGTACTCATAATAATCGGCAAATTCGTCTTCGCCATGTAAGATAAAAGCGGCGTATTCTTCAAGTCCCCACTCGCCGCCTTCAACATCGGGACTCCCAACCGCACTAAAAAATCAACGCTATTAAAATCAAACGCCGTCGCAAACATCGTTACACCAATATGCTTGCAATACGCCATCAACTCCTTGTATTCGTCCGAATTGAATTCCAATGCCTCACGGTGCTGTCCATACGTTGTTCCGTAGCTATTCTCGTTCACATACGTACGGTAATAAGCATCAGCGGTGAACAACGCCTTGTTGTCGCGCTTCTGAAACTTTACAGCATCAGCCCCGCAATCCAGCGCGACCTTGACCATCTTCAACGCCGTTTTTAAATCACCACCGTGATTGTGTCCAATCTCAGCTATGACGTAACAATCCGAATCGTCGTTTACAATAACACCGCCTAAATTGATTTCACGCACCATGTTCTCCCTCAAATTCAGTCCTTAATTTCTCAACCTCGATTTTCAAAAATTCAAGTTCCTTATAGATCTTCTGATATTCATTTTCGTAATCGTCAGGTGGAAGCTTAAACCCCCAACTCAACTCATTATCCTTCCATTCTTGAAAATTTTCTGTTCCGCATCTCTCACAACAAAAATAAACCAACTCAGTTACACCATCCTCAAACCAATTCACAGAACCACATTTTGGATTGCAACACGTAATTTTCATGGCCTTATCGCATATCCGTACTTGTCAAGCTTAGAGGGGTCGCACCAGCAACCATAAACATTCACGGACCAACCTGTTTTCACATCGTAAATTATCCGATGGCCAAGCTCATCAAGCTCGCTTCTTGCAATCAGGTGCCGTTCAATCG